TTAAAAGATAATCCGCAATGCTAGTAAAATTATTTGATGTACAAAATGGTAAAGTTATACCATCAGAACATTGTTACTCTATAAAAAGTTTAAAAAGACTTATGGATAAATATCCTGATACATATATGTCAGTTTATTTATTTATTTTTTACATGACATGTCCTGATCCTGATATGAATCCTTTTTTTAATATGCCTGAACATGAAAAAGAAGATATGATTATAGAAGAAGTGGGATTAGAAGAATCACCAGAAGATGAATCTATAAGAAATGCAATCAAACTTTGTGAAGATTTATATCACACACCTACATACAGAGCATATAAAGGTATAAAAACAATGTTAGATAGATTAGCAAGATATATGGAAACAACATCTATAGAACATGGTAGAGATGGAAACTTAACTTCATTAGTAAATACTGCTGCTAAATTTGATCAAATAAGACAATCATTTAAAGGGGCATATAGTGATATGAAGGATGAACAAAAAAGTCAAGTCCGCGGTGGACAAGGGCTAGCTTATGATCAACTTTAAAACTAAATTAATATGGCAACAATTAGACCTATAGGAGATAGAATCCTAATTAAACAACATAAACCACAAGAAACTTATGGTAGTACAGGAATTTACATTCCAGAATCTTCACAAGAAAAAGATGATAGAGGAACTGTAGTAGCAATAGGAGATGAAGTAAAAGGAATATATGAAGGAGAAGTTGTATTATTTAATCAATTTATACAACCTGTAAAAGTACATCATATGGATGAAGAACACATTCTTTTAAAACAACAAGATATATGGGCAATTCAAGATGTATAAATCTGTACCTACATATAAAAATAATGAATGGACGGTAACAGATTTTGATACAAAAGAAAACTTTACTAAATATATTATTACATTATTCAAAGAACCAGGACAGTATAATTTTGATAATACTGCTTTATTATTTAATAATGAAGCTGATAAATTTAATAAACAAGGATTTTACTGTGACAAACCATTTAGATCTAAAGATTATATAAAATATTGGGATGATGAAAAAATAAAATGTAGAGAAGGTGTTTTATATTATGGTAAAAGTAATGTATTTTATCTTACTAGAGATTATTATATGTGGTTAAATTTTTTACCCATATTTGATAAGGAAGAAAAAAAGTATGGATTTGCTAAAGTAAGAGATGCACAATATCATATGGCATTATATGAATTACTTGCTGAATTAAATCATAAACATTCAGCCATATTAAAAAAAAGACAAATAGCATCATCTTATTTTCATATGGCAAAACTTTTAAATCAATTTTGGTTTGAAGAAGGATCTATATGTAAGATGGGTGCATCATTAAAAGATTATATCAATGATAAAGGTTCATGGAAATTTTTAGATGAATATAAAACTTTTCTTAATGAACATACAGCTTGGTATAGACCATGTACACCTGAAAAAGTATTATTATGGGAACAAAAGATAGAAGTAAGAATAAACAACAGAAAAACTAACAAAGGACTTATGTCTAAAATACAAGGTGCATCTTTTGAAAAAAATGCAACAACAGGTGTAGGTGGACCTTGTACTTACTTTTTTCATGAAGAAGCTG